CCCATTTCCCACGATTGAGTTACTGCATATGCATAAATTGTATAATCAATTGGAATCTCAGAAGATTCACATTCTCTTAAAATCATTTCAGCAGAACTCATAGTGATATCACCACTTGCAATAGATTGTGAAAGAGGTGTTGTTTCAAACTTGATTAAAGTGTGAGCAATATCTTTTAAACTTCCATAATAAGTTTTGGAAACTTCTAAGATTTCATCTAACCCAGTATTCTGAGTTGGTTGCTGTAAGTAAATCGTTGCATCTTTTGATGCTGTTACAAAGTGATACATTATACAACCCTTCCTTTTATATCTTTACCAGGATATTTTAATTCAAATATCGATGGGTCTAATGATGGATAAACCATCTTACCTTTTGTTGCTGATTCAATGTTGTATTTGTTTTTAGAATAAACACCACCACATTTATTTACAATCTGACATTTTGGTACTGATAAAACTCCTTCAACTCCTGCAATTACTAATTCTAATTCAGAAACGTTAATTGGTTGGTTGAATGTCCAATCATCAATGTTAAAATATTTTTCAATCTCAGTAACACATTGTAACATAACTTCTCGTTTGTTGTATGAGTTGTAAGTCATGATTTCAAAATCAACACCAATGTTAATTACAAATCCATCCAATAGATTCACTCCATCTGTTAACATTCTAAATTCTGAAAGGTATGTTTTTACATTTTCTTTTACTGCCTTATTTAAGGTTGTTAAATGTTTTTTAGAATCGTATGCAAGTAAATAAAGATTGATAGCAAAAGGATTATTCTTTTCTATTGAATTAGAACTAGATTGTTTTCCTACTAAGAATCTTTGTAATTCTGTTTTGATTTCAGTTTCAGTTTTACCCTGTCCACCTAATTTTTGAACTAATCCAGCAAACTCGTTAAGAGTATCAGGATTATTTAAGATAGAACCAGGTGAGTTATTATCTAATTCACCATCTGGTGCACAGTATGCTTTTGCAACTCCACCATATTTTGGGTCTAATGCTAAAGCTCTAACTTGGTAATCTTTTCTTGTTACTGCTCTGTTTTGTGAACCATAGTGTGCAAGTGCATTTTCTCTGATTTCATCCATTGTTTCTGCACCTCTACCACCTGTTGCAGGTATTTCATTTTCTGCAGCAATAGAGTTTTTTACAGTTCCATACATTTGTAGTTCATCATCATCGAATAAACTTAAATCTTCATCGAACTCCATCTTAGTAATTCTTTTCAAAGAACCTTTAGATACGTTTGCAGGAACACCACCTCCAACTAAATACTTAATTGTTAAAGTTGTGTTTGCGGGTGCCTGACCATATGATTTTGATTTTAAGAAGTTAGCAGGGTCAAAGGATGCACCCAATCTATCGATTGAGTTATTTAATCCCAATCCTACATTCTTAAAGTTTGGTAAAAAGGTTTCATCAGAAGATGTTGAGTTACCTGCCCCAAATACAATTGAAGTTGTGTTATCTGCATTTATCTGTCTTACAAATCTTCTTGAAGTTTTAGTTACTCTTAAAATACTTGGAACAGAATCTTTAAACTGTGATAAATCTTTATCGAATTGTTCTGTGTTTGGATAATCAGTATAAATCAATTCTTGTGCAAGATAAGGAACTTCATACCACTTGTTTCCATTTGAATCACGCACATCGTAAATAGAAATGATATTTGTATCTGATAAATCAATCTTATCGAATTGTTTTGGTGAAGCAAAAGATACATTTACTTCTTTAACTTCTGCAGAAATTGCGTTTACAAATTTTCTAATAAGATAGAAGGTTGGTTCACCTAATGCATTTCTTTGATAAACAGTTACTTCTCTTTCATAATCATCATTAAAATCTAATAATTCTGTTGTTCTAAATACAACACCACTATCTGAAGTTAATTCCATTCCTTCTTTGATTCTAACAAGATATCCTTCATCCATTTCAAATCTATTATCACCATCATACAAGTTTCCACTTGCTCTTCTTTTACTTGGTGTAATTTGATAAACTGAAATTCTTGTTAATGCAGGTGAAGTAACTTTTGGTTTGTATCCTAAGAAGTTTGCAAGAGCAACAACGTTGGTTCTATCCTCTGCGGAATGAATCATCGATTCTTTTAAGTTATCATCGATGTAATATCCAAGAACATCTCCTAAGTAAGATGCCATTTCGATAAACATCATACCTGGTGATGATTCGTTAAAATCCGAATAGGTAGTTGGGAAGTAAGTTTTAGCGTACTCAATCAGATTCTCTCTGAATTGACCAAAGTCCTTATTGAGATATTTTATATCTCTTCCTTTATTTTTTCTATCTGATGTATTTAATGCCATATCTTATTATCCCTGTATTGATAATGATACTTGATTCAAGTCAATAGAATCACCAACTCTAAACGTAAGGTTTAAATTTGCTCTGTTTCTATCTTTCATTTCATCAGTCATTTCAATTTCAATTTCTTCTATCGTAACGTAAGGTAACCAATAATTTACCGAATTAGTTATTTCTTTTTGAACCTTCATTTCAAACTCAGTATCCATTGGTTCAAATAACAATTCATCTAAACCAGTACCAAATTCTGGTTGCATTATTCTTTCACCTTTTCTTGTTTGTAAAAGATTTCTAATATTTGCCCTAGCTGCATCTGCCAAAGTGAATGTAGATTTAAAAAGATTTGAACCAAGAGTAACTGGATAATCTAAACCATATGCATAGTTATCAAACTCCGATTCAGTATCTTTTACAATTCTTTTTGGTAGAATGTATGACATTTATTATCCTCCACATTGGCACTTTCCACATCCACATTCACCAGAAGTCTTTTTCTTTAAACTTTTGGCAAGTGCAAATACAGATACACCTAACATTACTAATATGATTAAACCTTCAACCATTATTTTTTAAATCTTTTAACTAATTCAGAATTATCTCTGTTTAAGATTCTATCTAAACCTGCAAGACCTGTTTGAACTCCTAATCCACCCTGTTTGGTTCCACCAACACCTGGCATATCTCCATATCCCATTTGTGCTGCCATTGAAGCTCTCATTCCATCTAAACCAGCTCCTGCTCCTTGTTGAGTAAACTCAACTGTTTTATCCATACTTTCATTTACTGGTTGAAATGAATCTAATACAGATTTAACTTGAGTACCACCACTTCGTTGTTCTTTGGTAAATGGTTGTGTTTGATTAAGCACCTCATTTAACGCCTCATTTTTAGTGAATTGTCTTTTTGGTTGTTCTTGTCTTTCATTTTGTAATACTTGATTTGCCATTTCAAAAGGGTCTACTTCTTCACTCACCACATTTGTTGGTGTGGTTTTTTTCAAAGTTTTCATTTTACCTTTAACGGCTTCATCAAGTATTGCTGGAAATTGTTCTTTAAGAAACTTTTCTTGTTTCTTTGCTACTTCAACCTCCACTATTGCTTTTATTACTTTTATAAGTTGTTTGTTATCCATTTTGTAAAATTTCCTTTTATCTTAATATAAATATATCTTTGTTGATTTTATAGGTTTTAATCACAATCTACACAACAGTTATCTTTTTCATCTTGTAATTCTTTTTGTAAATCACCCAAACTTTTTCTAAATTGTGCATCTGCATCAGGTTTTAGATTTTTAAAATCACCAATTGCCTGAATTGCTGCTGAATAAAATCTATCAATTCCTGCTAAATCTTTTTGTCTTTCTGCATCTAATATTTTATCGAGATTAGAATCATCTCCGAAACCACCGTTTCCTAAACTACCATTCCCCCCACTTCCATCAGAACCACCACTACCTAACTCAGCAATTAGTTTTTCATCAATTTCATCTTCTTTATTTTTTCGAGATAATCCATCTGCATCTCCATTGGATAAAATATCTGCGTTTACAATTGGTTGTGGTTTCTTTTTTACTGATGGTGTTCTGTTTGTACTATTACTTATATCAATTCCACTATTACTCAAATCACCACCCTCAGTACCAAACTTCAATCCAAACATTGGAATATCAGGTATTGTATATCCCACCCAATTAGCAACACCAGGTGCAGGAATTGGTGCTGGTGCAGATGGATATAAAGAAGTTGTCATAAACATTCCTTGTAACGTAAACAAATGAATCTTTGCAAACATTACAAACGATTCTATAAAAGTTAGACAAGATTTAGTGGGTATTTCAAATGGAACCTTGGGCCACTTGCCAGGATTTGTAACTAAACCAGAGTTTAAGATTAAATTTTGAATTGAACCAGGTGCTGGAATTGGATAAATTGGAAATGGTTGTAGAGTTGCTCCTGTCCAATATCCTTCTACTGCTTTACCAACATCGGCCAAGAAATCATGTTTTGCAGGTTGTGTTTTTGTAATTGCCTTTGCTTGTGCAACTCCAAGTAAAGATATCATTAAAGGAAGATTTCCAGCAAGTACAGATTCTTTACCTATTAACTGTCCTCCTCTTCTCATACAAGAATCATACTCTTGTGCAAGTTTAGTTGCGAACTGAACTGGTGTAACAATTCCAAGTGGGTTGTTCATGTATAGTAACATATTTACTTTGAACAATTTCCAAGACATAATTTACTCCGTAAAGTTTAGTGTAGATTTTATTTTATCAAGTTGACCTTGTATCTTTTTAAATGTTGCAATATTTAAAGGGCCTCCAGCACCTGGTCCTGTTCCCATTGTTGGGCCAGCAGGTGTTTGATATATTTGAGATATAATTGCATCAATAAGTTGTGATAATAAATCTACCAAAGTTTCTCCTCTCGCAAGGGGTTCTCTTTGACCGGTTCCTGGTGAATTACCACTACTATCTGTATTTAATCTTATTTGACCATTACCAGTATTTACCCAAACATTCGCACTATTCTTATCTGTGGTTAACCATACCTCATCGCCAAAATCTAATTTTGCCCCACCGAATCCAAAATCCATACTTAAATCACCATCAGATATAATCGAGTAGTTTCCTTTTGAAAAGAAAAGAGTTTCTTGTGATTTTGCTGAAAAGATTAAACGTTCTGAATTTATAAGGATTTGGTCATTACCTAAATATTCTTCAGGTAATTCTGCATATAATGGATTGGTTTCAAAGTTTGTAGAACCACCATCATCTATAAGACCAGGTTGAAATGGTATTTTATATTTATCAGATACTAATGCAATAATAGAACCATCTTTGTTTACATCTTCTTCTGTAATATCATTTCTTTCTAAATCATTTCGAGATTCATCATTTTCTCTATTACGAATTAGTATAGTTGGTGAAAATTCATTATCTTCATTGTTGTATCCACTAAAACGAATAGATTGACCGAATCTTGATTGAATTATTCTATCACCTTCATACAAACGAAGTTTATGTATTCCCTCGGGTGTAAAGTATTCACCAAGTTTACTTTCTCTTTCTTCACTATCTGAAGTTGCGGTTGAGGTTTGTGATACTTCTGAATAAGAACCCGCATCACTTGAAGCTTCAGAAGTTTTTTCTGATAACTTCTTTTCTGCGTTATTTCTTGCATTACCAAGATTGATACTAACACTTGGTATTCTTTTATAATACTCACTACCACCAACTTTTACTAACTGTACAGTTTCACCAACTAGAGGAACTCCTTCATCTGGTATTAGTGGTAAATAAAATTGTAGTTGTTTTTTGTTTACAGAAAAATCACTTGATTTTCGTACTCTAGCGGAACCAATATAAACATCAACTAATTTAGAATTAGATTTTGCATTGGAGGATTGTAAAATGTTTTCATCATCTTCATTTAAAATGACGTGTTCTACAATACCAGTATCTACTGATTTACCACCTACTCCATATGAAGTTGAAGCTGCTTGGTATCTTGATGCTATAGATTTTCTTCCATCTGCCATATTACTTACCTACCTTTTGTTTAAGTTCTTCTATTTCGTTTGTAAGTTCATCAACCTTTTGGTCTTGTTCATCTACCACTTCTTTTGCAGTTGATTCAATTTCTCGAAGTAGTTGTTCCTTTTCTTCATCAGTTAAGAATCCAGCATCTCCTTCTGCTTTATGTTGGGCACCAATGATTCTTTGAGCAATTGCTGCCATCTTAATTAAAGAATCATCGTTCTTTACTGAGGTATCTACTAAATCTTTGATGATAGGACCAATAACAGCCATATCACCTGCGTGTCTGATTACCTTCTTCATTTCAGCAATCAGTTCTGAGATTCTTTGTTTCTTGTTTTGTTGGTTATCGTAGATATCCTTGAACAATCCACTTAGATTCTTTCCTGGAAATAATTCAAAATCTGTACTCATAATTTTTATACATTATGTTGTATATAAATATACTGAATAAAAAAACCTCACCGAAGTGAGGTTTTTATCCAACGCGTTATGGAAGTTGAATCCTTATGATTTGTTTTTAAGGATGTGGTATAAAATGAATGCTCCTACTAAACCAAGTAGTCCTTCATTACTCAATCCACCCAAAATACTCATTAGATTATCTACTACTGAGTTATCTGGCCAGAAAGGAATCGTTGCACCTTTGAATAGTACTTCTAATACTACTCCAAGAGCGATGATACTTATACCAATTTCTGTTAGTGAATTAGCCCAAGAGCCAATCTTTTTTAGAAATTCCATAAATTATCTCCTTTGTTTTGGTTAAGCAATCTATAACTTTTTCATATTACAAAACATTGGGATATCCAAAGAATAACTATGAGAAGTCCATAAAAAAATTACCTAATATATATGGAATCCTCAATTATCGTTTGTATTTAATAAAATATATATGAAAAAAACCCACCGAGTTGGTGGGTTTTAGATTTTAGTTAGATGCGATTCTTTCTTCTAATCTTTGAATCTTTAATTCTAATTGTTTGATTTTGATTTGTTCTG